CAGCTTTGATAGCGTGCACATCATGATGCTTATTGTCTGCCAATTGCGTGTGTACAACTACCTTACCAACTTTGCCCATATGACCTGGGTGATAAGACGTTCCAACGAACTTAAGTTCGTCAGGATGGTCTTCTGACTTACGAGCAAGAGGCTTATAGAACAACTCACCTTTCAGCGATGTTTCGCCACCGTGCTTCTCTGCTTTTGACTTCATATACGACTGGAATTTCTCGTTCTTATGCAGAACATCATGAGCATGTCCAAAAGCCTTAGCAGCAGTTAGATCAAGAGGCTTTCCAGTCTCTGCAGCTCTTCTCTTCGCTCTATTGTGATAATCTTCCGAAGAACGCATACGTTCATTACCAGAACCTGAGCTCTGCGTATAGAATCCTTGCTTATCATGTCCCATCTGGAACGTAGATCCATCAGTTTTCTCAGTCACCTTATTCAGATGAACTTTGCCCTTATGGATCAGATTATGGAACTGTTCATGATCCATAGTAGTGATATGAGGCAATCCTTGACGGATTCCTTCTGTAATGAAATGTCTGAATTTCTTCATTTCGATTTGATCCTAACTGTCGACCCTTTTGCGTTGCTCTTCTTGTTTGGACCCGCAATTGGACGCGGAAGAGTTCCCTTGTTTCTGAACTTTAGGTGGTGAACATATTCGTCTGGAGCAGCAACCATTGCCTTCTTACCATTGACAACGACGTGAGTTGCCTTTCCAGCAGGATCTGAAAACTTATGATTTCCTGTGATTGCTTCTTTGTAGAACTCATGATCTAGACCAGCATGCTCAAACTTGTCGTGAATCTTCTTGATCATGTGGTTAGCTTTGTCGTGCTCGCTTCTATCTACATGTCTAGCGAGTTTGACAACATGTGCTTCACCTTCTGCATGTTCTCCAGCCGAAATCTTTCTGTTCTGTCTTAATACATGTAGAGCAGATCTATACACACCAGAAACTTCTGCAGTTGAACCAGACATCAGCTGAGCCCCCTTCTCATCTTTCAATGAGAATTGGCCAATAGCTTTTCCGTTCTTTGATTTAAATTTTATGACGTCTGCCTTTGAAGTCGATGTTGGAGCAGTTCCACCCTTACGATAAATATCAGAGGTAGCAATTTTCTTCGAACCACCAACAGACATTTCTGCGTTGCCGTTCCAATGCTTCTTAAATTCGGGATGAGATGCGATGTGAGCTACGGTATGTGATGCTTTTTTCAATTCATCATAGTAGCTAGACTCTGAGTTCTTGATCTTTTCTTTTCCATAAAAGTGTTCAGGATGCGCATTGTCGAAGTGCAGAGGATGAGATGGATCTGACTTTGCATTATCTATCTCTGAGTGCAAATGATCAACTGTCTTCTTTCCTGTTTTTAAAGAATGGTTTCCCATTTTTACGAACGCATGCTCGTCTACATATCTTCCAGTACGTGATGTATCTGGTTTCTTCAAATGACCAGCTGGAATTTTATGAGATTTTCCGTTAACGTTCGCGTGGACAACAGTTTTATTTTCCTTGCTATCAACAGAAGAACCATGTACGTTAACTGTATCGCCCGCCTTCAACCCAGATGCGGGATGATCTCTGGCAATAGTGAACTCTCCTGGCGACGATTTGCTAACATTTCCAAAATATCTGGTAGCATGTCGTTGACCTTGAGCGGTAGATATCTTATCATTAACAGTTGGAACTTTGCGCTTCTTTCCAGCTTGTTCAACGATAAATGTGCGGAATTTCTTCATTAAAGCCTCGTGTTGATCTGTTCGACAAGTTTCTCTATATTTATATCAACCATAAAGTTGTTGAACACAACACCTAAATATACGATACTACATTATGTCAAACCGTTACTTCCAAAAAACTTGAAAGGACTACCGTGAATGTCAGTTACTGATCTATACAAGAAAACTAATCCTAAGGCAGAAAAGCTTCTTACGCTTGATGAATATTTCGAGCTTTGCAAGAAGGATAAGCTTGCTTACGCAACAGCAGCAGAACGAATGCTAGCTGCTATTGGTGAGCCACAATTGGTAGATACGCATGATGATGAACGTCTTTCACGCATCTTCATGAACCGTACAGTTCTGAAATATCCAGCATTCTCTAACTTCTACGGAATGGAAGAGACGATTGAATCGATCGTCGGCTACTTCAAGCACAATGCACAAGGACTAGAAGAGCGCAAGCAGATCTTGTATCTTCTTGGACCTGTTGGTGGTGGCAAGTCGTCACTAGCCGAACGTTTGAAGGAGTTAATGGAAGTACATCCTATCTACGTTCTTGCGACTGCAGAAGGCGAAGTAAGTCCAGTTTTCGAGAGTCCTCTCGGCCTATTCAATACACCAGAACATGCTAAGACAATTAGCGATCGTTATGGAATTGCAGAACGTTATTTCACACAGTTCCCTTCTCCTTGGGCTACAAAGCGCCTAGAGCAGTACGGCAATGATCTGTCAAAGTTCCGCGTTAAGAAGGTCCAGCCTTCTAAGTTGAAGCAGATTGCCGTTATGAAGACAGAGCCAGGTGATGACAACAACCAAGACATCTCCGTCCTCGTCGGTAAAGTTGACATCAGAATGCTTGAGCGTTTCAGCCAGAACGATGTTGATTCGTACTCATTCTCTGGTGGTTTGAACAGAGCGAACCAAGGTTTGCTTGAGTTCGTCGAAATGTTCAAAGCTCCTATCAAGGTTCTTCACCCACTTTTGACTGCTACTCAGGAAGGCAACTACGTCGGAACAGAAGCAATTGCTGCTATTCCGTTCAATGGAATCGTGCTAGCTCACTCGAACGAAGCTGAGTGGCAGACATTCCGTAACAACAAGAACAACGAGGCATTCCTCGATCGTGTATGCATTGTTAAGGTTCCTTACTGCCTGCGTGTCAACGAAGAAAAGCAGATCTACGATAAGATGATTGCTGCTTCTAGCTTGATCAACGCTCCTTGTGCTCCTCAGACGACTGAAATGCTTGCAAAGTTTGCAGTTCTTTCACGAATCTTTGATCACGACAATTCTACACTGTATTCTAAGATGCAGGTGTACAATGGCGAGAACATCAAGGAATCTGATCCGCAGTCGAAGACTCTTCAGGAATACCGTGACGTTGCAGGTGTCAACGAAGGTATGTCTGGCGTATCTACTCGATTTGCTTACAAGATTCTTTCTTCTACGTTCAACTTTGAGCCAGAAGAGATCGCAGCAGATCCAGTTCACTTGATGTACATTCTTGAGAAGTCGATCAAGAAGGAACAGTTCTCTGAAGAAACCGAGACTAAGTATCTTGAGTTCGTCAAGTCTGATCTTGCTTCTAAGTATGCTGAGTTCCTTGGAAACGAGATTCAGAAAGCATATCTAGAGAGCTACTCTGATTATGGTCAGAACCTGTTCGATCGTTACGTTGCATACGCTGATGCTTGGGTAGAAGATAACGACTTCAAGGATCCAGACAATGGATTGTTGATGAACAAGCAGCTTCTCAATGACGAACTAGAGAAGATTGAAAAGCCTGCAGGTATCTCTAATCCTAAGGACTTCCGTAACGAAGTTGTTAAATTCTGCTTAAGAGCACGTGCAAAGAACAAGGGCAAGAATCCAGATTGGACAAGCTACTCTGTTCTGCGTGACGTTATCGAAAAGAAGATGTTCGCTCAGGTAGAAGACCTTCTGCCAGTTATCTCGTTTGAGGGCAAGAAGGACAAGGAAACAGAAAAGAAGCATACGGAGTTCGTCTCTCGTATGACTAAGAGAGGATATACTCCTCGCCAAATCCGTCGTCTAGTCGAGTGGTATCTGAGAGTCAAGAAGAGTTCTTAATGGTCGAGCCATCACAAACAGAACAGTTATTGGAGCAGCTTCGTGCTGCTCCAACTAGCAATCTGTCTGTCTTCGAACTATTTGAACTTATCAAACAGGCTCATGATGAAATAGAACGACTTGCACAATACGAATGGATGTATAAGGATCTCTGCGAATGAGCACTTTTATTGACAGAAGACTTAATCCTCGTGACAAAACGATTAAGAATCGTCAAAAGTTCCTAAAAAGATACAAGCAACAGATTAAGGAAGCTGTCAAAGAAATCATTGACAAGTCCGATGTTGCGGATGTTGAAAACAACAAAGTCAAAGTTAAAGTCAAGAATATTCATGAACCAACATTCTCTATTGATAGAACTACCGGTAACAAGTCATATGTTTTACCAGGCAACAAGAAATACATTGTTGGTGACACTTCCAGAAAGCCAGAAAGCGGATCAGGCAAAGCAAAAGGTTCTGATCCTTCTGCGGAAGGAACCAGTCAAGATGACTTCGAATTCATCCTAACTCAGGAAGAGTTTGCACAGGCATTGTTTGACGAATTAGAGTTGCCGAATCTGACAAAGAAGAAGGCAAACTCTCTTACATTCGATACTCCTCAAAGAGCTGGATTCAAGAGGCAGGGAACTCCTTCCCAGCTTGCTCTCGTTCGTTCTTTGAAGAAAGCTATTGGCAGACGTATTGGTCTTAGACGTCCGTCACTTGAAACTGTCGAAGCAATGCAAAAGGCAGTTGACGATGAGACAAATCCACAAAAGAAGGCAGTTCTGCTAGAAGAGCTTGAAGCAATGAAGGCTCGGCAGAACATTGTGCCGTGGATTGATCCATTCGATATTCAGTACAAGAACTTTGAGAGCCGTCCTAAGCAGACAGCGAAAGCTGTTATGTTCTGCGTAATGGACATCTCTGGTTCAATGGGAGAACGAGAAAAGAACATCGCTAAGAGGTTCTTCATTCGTCTTCATATGTTCTTGAAGCGCAAATATCAGCAGATTGACGTCGTATTTGTATCACATCACGTAGATGCAAAGGAAGTCGATGAGAACGAATTCTTCCATTCTCAGGAGTCTGGTGGTACTCTAGTAAGTCCAGCACTTGCTCTTGTCAATGATACAATCAAGGCAAGATATGACGTTTCTGACTGGAATGTCTATGTTGCTCAGGTGTCGGATGGTGATAATCATCCAGTTGACGAGCAAGACGTTCACGGAGAAATGGAAAAGCTTCTTCCAAAGGTCCAATACTTCGCATACGTAGAGGTTGTCTCTCAGTACTCTCCAGTGTATGATTCAATATATGCTGCGACTCGAGAGACCGAATTGTGGCTAGCATATCAGCATATTAAGGACAGTCATCCTGTTCTCAATTGTGCAAAAGTGCTCAATCAAGCAGATATTTGGAACGTATTCACCAAGCTATTTGCTAAGCAAGCTGCGAAATAAGGATTGATTAAATGGCGAAACCAAAACTGTTATTTGAAGATAATCAGTGGACATTTGAGAGACTAAAGACAACAGAAAAGGCGATCGCACAGATCGCTTTTGAAGAATTGAAGCTAGACGTCTATCCAAATCAGATCGAGATTATTGGCTCTGATCAGATGCTGGATGCGTACTCTTCTATTGGTCTTCCAGTAATGTACAATCACTGGAGCTTCGGAAAACACTTTATTCAGCAAGAGTATTCGTATCGCAAAGGTCTATCTGGTCTTGCATATGAGATCGTTATCAACTCCAATCCATGCATCTCCTATTGCATGGAAGAGAACACGATGACAATGCAAGCTCTTGTTATTGCTCATGCTGCATACGGCCACAATCACTTCTTCAAGAACAACTACATGTTCAAGCAGTGGACTGATGCTGATGGGATCATTGATTATCTAGTTTTTGCAAAGAACTACATCTCTAAGTGTGAAGAAGAACATGGTCCTGAAAAGGTAGAGAACCTGCTTGATGCATGTCATGCTATCATGGATTATGGAGTAGACAAATACAAGAGGCCTGCAAAGTTATCTAAGGAAAAGGCGAATCAGCGTAAGTTGGATCGTATCAAGTATGCTCAGCAGACTGCAGATCGCATTTGGTCAACTCTTCCTGCCTCTGTCAATTCAAAGCCAGAGATTCACAAAGACAAATTTCCTGTAGAGCCTCAAGAGAACATTCTGTACTTCATTGAGAAGTACAGTCCAATTCTAGAGGAATGGGAACGTGAGATTGTACGTATTGTTCGTAAGATCTCTCAGTACTTCTATCCGCAGAGGCAGACAAAGGTAATGAACGAGGGATGGGCAACATTCACTCATTATTACATCATGAATCGTCTGTGGGAAAAGAAATTGATCTCTGATGGTCAGCATCTAGAGTTCTTGCACTCACATACTGGCGTTACTCGTCAGTTGTCTGCAGAATCTAAGCATTATCACGGATTCAATCCGTATGCTCTTGGATTTGCTATGTTCGAGGATATCAAGCGCATTTGCGAGAATCCTACTGACGAAGACAAGCAGTACTTCCCACACATTGCAGGTCAGCCATGGCTGGATGTATGTTTGGATGCTGTAGAGAACTACAGAGACGAAAGCTTCATCCTTCAGTTCCTATCTCCAGCACTAATTCGCAAGTGGAGATTGTATGAAGTGCAGGATAATGAAGACGATCCGTTCTATCGTGTTACCGCTATTCAGAACGAAAAGCACTACAATAAGATTCGTGAAGCTCTGTCAAAGAGCTACTCGATGCGTATCAATCAGCCAGACATCCAGATCGTAGATGCAAATCTAAAGGGAGATCGAACTCTGGATCTGGCTTACAATAAGATCGATGGTAGACGTCTTAGCTATGAAGATACTGTGCGTACTCTCGCAAAGATCGCAGATTTGTGGGGATATCCAGTTCGACTTGATAAGGCATTGATTGTCGAGAAACAGAAAGATACGCCATAAAAAGAGGGGGCCGCTATTGCGGCCCCCTTTCAACCATATGGAATTCCATTGATTGACACTTGAACTCTTTTTTGATAATTGGAATTGCCTTTTTAGGCTTTGCAGCGCCGCTCATGAAAATATCAAGGGCGGCATATCCTGTATCTGGACATGAGTGAATTGATATGTGTCCACCAGCAAGAACTAGAACTCCGCAAGCTCCGAGGTTTTCTGCTAGATAGTGCATATGAGAGTATAGCAATTTAGCGCCACACTTATCTACACATTTCTTGAGGATCTTCTCTACATCTAATACGCTGTTCAGTCCTTCCGCACCAAACAAATCAATTACTAGATGTGTACCACTGAATTTCTCAGGCGCCTTTACGCGCTTTTTCTGAGGACGATTCTTCTTTGGCATTGTAAGTGCCATTGCCTGCTGGAACAAATGATCTCTGTATGCCAATTCTCAAGCATCCTCCTATCCCGAAGTTGATTTCAATTATTTATTGTACTTAGGATCGTCCAGTAGCTCAAGCGTTTTCTTAACTGCTTGAAGATGCACAACATTTCCCAGATCTACGTTAATTGGATTGTCGAAGAAACCAGGATATTGCTGGAACTGTTCTACGAAATTTAGATGTATACGTACGTTTGGAAGTGGTGATCTAACATTGCCGAATGTCTTAGAGACTGATGGATGAGTTCCAATAGTGATCAGTCGATTATACTGCAATTGAGGTGATTGTTCTGTGAGCTCATAAGCAGCTCTCGCGCCTCTCGAGAACCCAATAATGTCGATAATGCTGTCTTTGTTGGCAGCGGCGAGATCCTCAGCTTGATCTACAGCCTCATAAGGGAAAACGGACAAGCTGTAATGATTGTCCGTCGTCCACTTCAATAAAGACTGATGATCAAGCAAGTTTTGCAATCCTCTGAACGCTATCACTAGCTTTTTGGTAGGATTGACTGCAGTCCTTGCTTCGTTTTCTATGACACACCCCTCATTTTTTGATTTTAGTAGAGATCAAGATGAATGGAGGAGTATTGCCGTTAAACCCAGACCCACCATTCAGTTTCGCACAAAGAGGACGCAATACTTCCTGCTTGCCCTTAGCAATCACTTGCTGCGTCGGCTTTTCAACCAACGTATGCTGCTTACCCTTTGTTTGAATCACGTACGCCTTAGACATTCTGATTCTCCGCCCTATTGTCCAATTGAACTGATATGAACTTGATTTCGTTAGCGACATTGTCGATCAGTCGAAGCTTGATCGTGTCGTTAATATCGAGCGTTTCGACGAACTTCGCAGCCCTATACAAGTCAGCAAGATGGACCAGAAGATCATTCATCTCAGAATTGAAATCGGGGAACGAAGCGGGAACAGACTTATTTATCTTATTCATCGGAATCCCTCAAATTTGGATTTGTTGAATTTCATCTTAGGCTTGTTCCTTTCGCTTTCCTCATTGCCAAACTTAGAGTTATCAAATGCAGGTCCTTCAATGATATCTTCCTGAGCTGATTGATCGCAATTATACAGTCTCATCTTCGACTTGTCAACACCAATAACGAATCGACGGTTCTTTGAAGGATCTCCTAGACGATTCTTCAATTGTTTAATCATTAGCTGATTTAATTGATCCAGTTCTTCTGTAGCAATAACAGCGAACATCAAATCTACCGTTTGAGGCAGACCAATCGACTCTGATGTGTTCTCAAGTCCAATGTCAGAAGATCCGAACGAATCACGATTAGACTGTGTAGCAGTAACGATGGGAACCTTGTATTCTACCGCTAATCCTCTCAGCTCTTCCGCAATTGCTTTGATATACACATATGTGTTAACTGCAGATCCCATCTTAACGCGAGAGGAGCAGCAGATGTTGATATAATCGATATAGATGATGTCTGGAACGAAATTCTTCTTGATTCTTAGCTCATCCAACAAATATCGGAAGTGTGATGCACCTGCAGAAGATGTCGGATATTCTTTGATGATAAGCTTGCCATTAGTCGTCTTCTTGACAGCTTCCATCTTCTTATCGTATTCTAGCTTAGAAATGTTCTTTAGATCATTCATAGGAATGTCTAGCAGATTGGCATCGATTCTTTGAGCGATCCTTTCCTCAGCCATTTCTAGAGTGATATACAGAACATTGCGAGAACAAACTAGATTGTGTGCAGCCATATGACACATCATCATAGACTTACCAACTCCTGTAGGAGCTAGAATGCACGAAATCGTCTTGTCTGGCAGACCACCATCTGTCATTGCATTGAGAAATTCAATGTCGAACTGAATCTTAGATTCAACATGACGATACGCTTTGTAGCGAGCATCAGCATCATCAATGAAGTCATGTCCAACATGATGATCGAATCCTACCTGAAGAGCCTTCTGAAGTAGCTCAGGAATGCCACCTTTAGGTGTCTTCGATCTTCCATCAATGATCTTGATAGCTTCAAAGATCGCATGATGCAGTTCTTTGTCTTGACAGAATTTCTCTGTCTCGTCTACCATGTATTGAACGTTGGTGTTTGGATCGATCTGCAGAGTAGAGATCGTCTGTTTGACAGAATCGTACTGGTCCTGATTGAGATCAGTACGATTGTCTAGGTCAATGAACAGCACTTCCTTTGTGGGGAACTGTGCATACTTCTTACTGTAGTTGTCAATAAGTTCGAATAAAACGTCATTAGGGGAATCAAAGTACTGCTTTTTCAGATGAGCAGATACTTTGCGTGCAAATCCATCGTTTAATACCAAGTGTGATAAAATCTTTGTTTGCATCTATTCCTCTATCATTCATAATCGTAAAACCCTAAGTCTATCATAAACTGTTTGGTAGACATCTCTGACAGAGCCTTAGCTCTGCGATTGTAGTAGTTGATAAATCGTGCCTTTGCTTGATCTGGAGTATATCCACATACTGGCTGATCAAGGTTTAGTTTAGCACTTTTACATGTACAATTCCACGGTTGTTTACATTCTGTTCTGACCAATTCTACTTCGTCAGCCTTAAACATAATCGCGTAGATTTCTTCGTTCCGCTTATCCATTTCCACCTCCTTAGATCTTATACTTAGAGGAAATGTATTGCTGGAATTGTGGATTGATCAGCAACTGTTGGAACACTTCGTCATCATTCTCAATCTCTGAACGTCTAGATTTCTCAGACCTTCCAGATACATTGTACCAGCCCTTCGACACTTCTTTAATGAATTCACCATCTTTGGCTGCATCGAACAGACCAGAGTAATTCTCAATTCCTCCATCAAACATCACTGTGATTGCGATCTTTGACTTCTCTCGAACGTAGCGAGACTTCTCTACGTTGATAATGAAGTTATAACCTGCAACCTCATTGTCTTCCTTCTCTTGCTGACGACCAATAATCCAGATCGTGTCTGCAGAGTAGTAAGAGCCAGTTCCACCACCTACGATGTCCTTAGGATACAAACCGATTTCCTTATACGTATGATTGACAACAATCATCGGAAGATCTTTTAGATTGAGATGGGGAGTTACCATTCGAAAGAATGATTTGAATTGCTTCGCTCGTGACATGTCTGCAACAGATTTACCATCAAGAGCGTCATCAACTTCTTTCTTAGAAGCAAGGTTACCTAGAGAGTCAAGGACGATGATTACCTTTTCACCTCTGGAGATTTCAGACAACTGCTTGACAGCATCATGCTTCAATTGTTCTACGTCTGTAATTGGTGTGTGAATAACTCTCTTCGCGTCGATACCGAATCGATCGAAATATCCTTGTGGAGTACCAAATTCAGAGTCATAAAACAGCATTATTGCGTCAGGATACGTTTTCATGTATGCTGCAGCCAGGATCAAAGAGAAACACGTTTTAAAGTGCTTAGACGGGCCGGCAATCATCGTTAATCCGGCAGATAGCCCACCATTTAGTTCGCCAGACAAAGCGACATTCAGCATCGGGATATCTGTTGTGACGAATGGCTTCTCTGTAAAGAACTTACTCTCAGCTAGAACAGAAGAATGATCAATCGTCGAGTTTTTGATTAATTTAGATAATAGTGACATTTAATACTCCGAGGTAATTGAAACGATATTAGTCAGTATAATCGATTACCCAGCAATAGTCAATTGAAAAAGTCCATAACGGAATTCTTCTTCTCTACCTGCCATCCGATGATATCTAGAATAGTCTTAACTGGTTCTTCAAATGACTTCTCGAACATCAGATCATAATCGATGTACTGATCCAGACCAAATTCCTGAGGAAGGAATTGTGGAGCTGCAATAACATTCTCGCCAATTGGATTAGGAATCTTTAGATAGCAGAACTTGATCTTATCCTTATCAACAATCAAGCTGTGATCTCCAACAAGTTTACGATCCTCTACCATCTTATTATACAGAATCGATCCACGCACGTGAATAGGAGTTGCTTCCTTATACACAGTAGCAGAGCTAGAATACTTATCTAGCCCATTAACTGTGCGCGGGAATGCAATCTGATCAAATGGAAGCGAACTGAATTGCTTCTTATAGTTTGCAATGAAGTCGATTGTCTGCTGCTCAGTTCCTGTCAGGATGATAGAAAGCAACTGCTTAATCGCATCCCGACACGTTTGAGGAGTAGATGAACGAACTGCTTCCAGTCCCATTACCTTTAGTTCAGGAGGATCATAAGCGATCCCTTCGTTGTTGTGAACTGATAGGAAGTATCTCTTCTTAGCAGTGAACACTCCTCTCTCACAGATAGATTCTCGCTTCATATGCAGAACCTTCTTGTAGCAATTCATATAATCACCAAGGTTGTTATACATTACCTTGATCACTTTAGCCATTGCATCTTCACAGAAAGCATCGAGAGCTGCTACAATTGCCTTCTTGTCGTTCTTATCAATTCCGAATGTATCAACAACCTTAGACATATCCAGATACAGAGAGTCGGTATCAGAAGCGACTACAAAGTCCTTCCCTTCTGTCTTTAGATATTCGTTTAAGAACTGATTGATATATTTCTCTGCCCAGCGAATCGTTAGCTGTCCAGAGATAGTAACAGATTCGCCAAGACGTCTGTCATACCAACGGAAGTATGGATTACCAAGAGCACCATACGCAGAGTTCAGCTTGACCTTTGTTGACTTCTGCAGATTGTCATACTTTGCAATCTGATTCAGTAGTGCAGGATCTTTTGACTTCTTGTACTGCTTGGACAATTCGATCATTGTATCTTTGTACAATTTACGCTTCTCGAACAGATCTTGCATTAATTCTGCTAGGAATCCTTGCATGTTCTTTCTGAAGTAGAAGTTAGAAGCTGCTAGAGAAACGTTCTTCTCAATCAGCATATCGCGGACATCATCTACTGCACCATCCAGCATCTGATCGACAGTTAACTGAGTTCCAAGACGTCCAGCAAGTGTGTCTGGAGAGATATTGTAGCACATGATCAAATGAGGATATAGAGACGTCAAGTCGAATGATACCACCCAGTCAGAGAATCCAGTACGAGGATCCTTGACGTGAGCACCAGCAATCTGAGTCGACATCGCTTCTGGACGGATCTTCTGTGGAATAACAACTTTGCGCTTGATTAAGTGATTGTGGATGATAATATCCCACGCTCGCACTGATGTCAAAGCGTCAATGAAGTTAGAACCAGAGTCATATGCGAACGTGTAGACAAGATCCAGAAGCTGCATCTTTGCATCCAGCTTCGCAATCAGTCCACAGTCTCGAATGTTATACTCAATGAACTTCTGATGATTCTCTCTGCAAAGATGAGCGAGAGACTTGTACTCAGTGTAGTCGACTTTCTTTTCGCCGATCTCATAATTACAGATGTAGTCCAGCTTGTACGATTCTCTCTGACCAAGTGAGAACTTCTTGTACAGGTGGAAGTAGTCTAGAACAGAGATACCAAGCGGAACGAACACTGTTACTTGCTTACCGAATGTCTCAATCGTTCTGCGATCTAGAACGCCCCATGGCGACAGCTTCTTTGCTTGGTCTTCTCCAAGAACGATTGCGATACGATTGACTATGTAAGGAATATCGAAGAACTCAATGTTCCAGCCAGTAACGACATCAGGACAATAAAGATCAGACGACCAAATCTTGATGAACTTGGTTAGAAGAGATGCTTCATCTTTGCACTTGATGTATTTGATCTTTGGATCATCTGTCACGAAATCGTCTAGACCAAGCACCCACGTGATGTCTTTGTACATCAGAGTGATTGCATTGATAGGCTTGTTCGCAAGCTCTAGATCTGGGAATCCAGTCTCTGTGTCTACCTCGATGTCCAGGATAGCAGTCTTGATCTTAGAAGTATCGTACTGGCAATTGGAGTATTTGTCGTTGATATAGACGTACTGATGCATTGTCGATCCGTAGATCGAGAATCCCTGTACGTCTTCGTATTTTCGGATGAATTGAGTTGCGTCCCAGATAGAATCAAAATCGACTCTGTTAACCGGCTCTCCGTAGATTGTACGGAACCGAGAGTCGACGTCTTTTGATGGAACGAACAGATATGGCTTGTAGTGAACTTTAGATTTGAAACGCTTGCCGTCCTCATAACCAATTACGAGTAGTTGCCCTCTGTGGAGGGCAACGTTCGTGTAGAAACCATTCATGTTTCGCCTCTCAATACCGATTAATTATCTATTGATATAATAGAGTAATTAATGGCACTGGTCAACGTTATAAATGCAATCTTCGTTTCTCTGACGGAAGTACTTTCTAATATGATCGCGAAGACGAATAGATCTATCGCCATAACACATATTCAATCTATACAATCCTGAGCTTTCACGGGAAAGGTCAGATACTGGATCGAATCCATGATCTGTAATAATCTTCCATCTCTCAACATACTTTCTGTTGTTCTTAGCACCGTGCCAGTAGTGTGTCAATGAGCCAGGAACATATCCTACGTTCTTCTGAAGAGAATGAACAGCATTCGTCTCCCAGTCAAGAACAGCTTTCTTATATGAATTTGAAATGTGGCCAGGAACTGATCTCTTTGCTTCTCCGATCAGGCCGAGTGCCATGTGATGATCACCTGCACCTAGGATCGCTTTGTCAAACAACTGAACCTTGTTCAGTGCTTCACGAGTAGCTGCCCAAGCATATCCTGGATGCCAGAACTTGTTTTCTGTTGTGTAGTAGCCACCTTGACCAATTCCCTTAGGAGGATAGAAGTCATTCTGATGGTACATATACATGAACGAGCAGAACGTAGATAGAGGCTGCATCTCAGGACCGAGGTCGATCGCATGAGAGAACATCTGCACGATATCATAGTGCTGCAGCTGATGAGCGGTTTCTGTGATAATGTCGTCTCTTTGGAAGTGCACATCTCCATCAATCCAAGCAACGTATTCCCAATCAGGATCAAGCTGCGTCAGATACTGAATCGCAATGTTGATCATGTTTTCTTTATGCCACAACTCGCTCTTCGTTCTAACCTGAACATGCATTGGGTTGTGCTTCTCAGTCAATTGGTATTCACGATTACCAAAAGCCTGCTCAACAACTAGAAGCTTTGCTCCTAGCTTTGTGATGTGGGATTCAAATTGCTTGAAAAGTTTCCAGCGAGATTGGTAACGGATAGGGTTGCTACAAACAGATATTACGTAAAACTTGTCGACATTAATCACGGCGAAGTGCTCCATCTTATTCGGGCTGAGGGGGATCTCCAGTTATTTATCAAAATTTGGTTAACAAAAAACGGGGCATTGCTGCCCCGTTCTGGTATTGTATCTAAAAAGTCAATTACTGATAGCGAGCAGCAATATGGTTCTTGCGTAGCTCTCTATATGTCTCGAATACGTCTACCCAAAACTTCTTCCAATCTCTCTTTGGCTTGAACGTTTCGCTTAGTCTAGCATATTCGGCTTGTGGGGAACAGTAGTATCGTTCGAGCTGACGTAGCTCGTTATCAGTATATGGCATATGTGACATTATTTATTCCTTAGATTTGATCTCGATCTTGCGAGATGGCTTTGACAGCGGAAGCAAGTTCTCAAGGAAAATACGCAACATACCGTTTAACATTTCTGCGTCTTTGATTTCGACTGAGTCCGCCAGAGCAAATGTTCGCTTGAATGCACGAGCTGCAATCCCTTTATGCAAGTATTGCAAAGGACTGTATCTCTCGTCGGACTTTGTTGACCCGGTAATAGTCAACGCACCGTCCTTCATTTCAACCTCGATATCTTGAGTTCCGAATCCGGCAACTGCAAGCTCTATGATGTATTTATTTTCATCAGCCTTTACGATATTGAATGGCGGATAAGCTAAATTCTTCTGACTGGCTACAACCATTTGATCCAACGTTTTAAAGATGTTGTCGAAACCGTCAGCGAACTGACCGATTGTTGTTTCAAAATCTTTCATATCAAATAGGTTTTTGGAATTTCTACCGTACATATTCATATTTATTCCTCCTGTTAAAGCAAGGTAAAGTTAAACTGTCGGAGAATGTTATATCTCTGCCGACGGTTCGCAATATAGGTCTTTTTACAGATTAAGTCAACAGTTAATTATCCTCCGAACCAAATCAGCACACCATTGAGCATTCCAACAAACGGAACGAGTGCGCCGATGATCGCTAGGAACGAATGATTCAGTGAGACAGGATCGACCGACTTGAACAACCGAATCATCCAGATCAGATGAGTGACGTACGACGCAATACAAATCACATAGATACTAATCATCGTTAGGATGTATGCAGTTGTTTTCCTAAAATCTGGTTTGCTCATATCACACTCCGAAGAACGAGTAGATTACTTTTGTCGAAGGACCATCGACAATCGCTCCTTTAAAGTCGTTCTCATTGCCCCACACTTGAGCCGCTTTGCCTTCCTTGATCAAGCTTTCGTGACCTGTGCGAGGAATAACTGTGTAAATAACGTCACCAGTTTCCAGATCGCAGATGCGGAAGTCGTCATACAGCTTGCCATGAACCGGCATGTTGTTCTTGAAAAGAAGATACGACTTGTCGATGTCAATTTTGGAAGACTTGCACACACGAACGATCATCGGAAGCATCTTGTTCAGACGCGATATCAATGACTTGTCTTGACAGAACCAATCGTACCAACCAGCTTCGATCATCGTTTTAACGTCGCCTTTGAGATACTTACCAGTATCTAGATTCTCTAGCCACTTGCGAATTGAGATCTGATCTTCACTCATTTGTCTTCCCTTTATGTTTGGCCTTACGAGGAATCTTGTTGCGCTTAGATTGAACGATTCGTTGTTTGAACGGAGATCGAGCGGACTTTAAAACCTTCGCTTGTGCGGACCTATGTTTCAGTGACAACTGTTTCATTAGTTTTCTCATCAAATGACGATTTAAATACAATCTTTATGATGTCGATCACATCTTCTGATCGATATTTATTTCCACGAAGCTTTTTAGCCATAGACAACCAACGCTTGTGCGTCCAGCCTTCCCAGCGACCAACCGTTCCACGATCGTACTCATAATACCACGAGCATCCATCAGTGTGGTTCCAACGGCACGCTAGTGTATGAAGTTGATCTGCTAGTATCTGCTCTTCCGTCATCTTGCTCAATGCTTCCTTTTCAGCTTTCGCTTTGAGCAATTGAGCTTCAAGTTCTTTAATTTTCTTGTCAACTGGATGCATATCAATCTCCAGATCAATAGTTGCGTTCGTATACGTGCCAGACATAATCGCCGTC